TTAATCCTGATTTAATTCTTCACTCTCGTACTCCACGTCCGAAACCTTAACCTCAAGCTCTAAGCCCGTCGTGTAGCCGTTTCCGTTGAGGTTGTGCACCACCCGGCTGATTATCCACGCCTGCTCGTCTATCACGCGCTTAAAGCCTTTCACCGCCACCGGCGTTTCGGGAAATAAATCCGCACGGCCAAACGCCAGCGAAATTGAAAACTCCGCGACTCCTCGCTGCAGCTTGTCCCACTTCGCCTGAGCGGCGCGCATGGCCTGTGCCTTTGTCGCGTAAATGGTCGTAAGCTCCAGCACGTTGTCAGACTCACCGGCCATATACTCGCCTTCGTGCGCCTCCTGCTCCTTTTTGGCTTTGGCCTTCGTGGTGGCTTTGGTCGCTTTCGGGTGCTGCAGCGCGCGCAGGTGCTGCACCTTCGGCTTTCGCTTGAGCTTCACCTTTTGCTTTTGCGGTTTCGGGTCTTTGGTATGCAGCCATTTTGCCGTCACGCCGGTGTAGGCCTCGCGGTCAGCAATGGCGAACTGATGCCGGTCGCCGTCGCCCCGTTCGACGGTCATCAGGGGGACAGGCTTGCCGCTTGCCGTCAGACCGCTACCGGCTTTCAGGAATAACAGTTTCCCGTATTTTACCGAGACCGATCCGCCGTTGCGCTCCGCCAGCCGCGCCAGAAACGCCGCGTCGGATTCCTGCGACTGGTCGATATGGGGCACGGCGATCGCTTTCAGGATGTCAGCCACGCTTGCCGTCAGTTTGTTTCGCTGCGCGATGGTCTCAACAATGACCCCGAGCGTGGTGTCATGCCATGACTGTTCGCGACGTGAGTTCAGTGTCCCGCGAAAATCCGCACTGCGCCCCCGGATGGTCAGCGTATCAGGCGCGCCCCGGTGCTCGATTTCATCGACCGTAAAGCTCCCCTTGTTCAGCAGAGCCGACCCCTCCCAGCCCAGCCACAGCGTCAGCAATGCACCGCGCGGGGGCAGCTCGACAAGCCCGTCAGTATCATCAAGCTCGATGTCGAGCTGGTCGGCCTCGAATCCGCGATTGTCCGTCATGGTCAGACTGATTAAGCGATCGCTAAAATTCTGCGTGATATCCGCGCCATCGAGGGTGAGCATAAACGCCGGGGCGATTTTCGTACCGGCCTGAATATTCATACCCGTAATCATCCTGCCAGCCCTCCCAGCCAGTTACCGGCAGACGTGACCAGATTGTCAGCCTGCGTATGCAGATCGCCATAAATCGACGCGAGCGATTCATCGACCCGTTTCAGCGACAGGCTAAATTCAATTTTTCTGGCCGCGCCATCGCTGAATAACTCACTGTGCGCATGGGTCACTTTCTCGATGATATACATCCCGTGGATCATGCCAGTTCCGTCAATCAGCGGCCACGCGCGCCCCTCATCAGCCATCAGCTCAATGGTCGTGAGTGACAGACGACCGCCGGTGATTTCAGGATAAAGCACTCCCGAAAGCGTGCGCGAGGTCTCCCCCTCCCCGAGAAACTGATAAGCCGGTGGTTTGCCGATGCGATCGTTTGATGCCCAGCGGTAATCCTTTGAATACTGCATCGACTGATGCGGCAGCGTGCGGCGCTCAAACACAAATAAACCCAGTACCATTAACATGCTTTAGCCCTCATCCGTCGTGGCGCAGACTTGAGCGCTGGCGCGCCCGTTCTTCGCGGTCGATTCTGTCGACAGCCTCACGCAACTGTCGGTCAAGGTCAGTACCCGTCCCGACGCCACCCGGCAGCGTGATGTTGTATTCCCGCTTGCTCTGGTCGATGTAAGACCGGCCTGCAGGAGCCGTCACCGGCTGATAAGCCTGATACCCTCCATAACCTGACGTCGCCGGGACATAGGACCCGTTTTGCGCACCGGCTGCAGCACCTGTTTTCGCTGCGGTCTGGTCTATGTCACCTGACTCTTTTTTGAGGACGCCGAGTTTTTCCAGCAACCAGTCAACCTTTCCACCGAGGAAGTTAAACATTTTCACGGGACCCATGAGCGTATCCGCAAGGAGCCGACCGAACTCCACTCCGACATTTTTGCAGCTATTGAGCGACTCCTGCGTCGCCTTAACCGGCGCAATCAGATTAGTAAACCACTGCCAGACATCGCGCAGTTTTCCCGCCACGGCGTCAAATACCGGTACGAGGGGCGAAAACATTTCATTCAACGGTGCAATGACGGCTTTCAGGCCCTCACCGACACCCGAGAAAAAAGCACCCAGCGGCTCCCAGTATTTACGAATGAGGATCGCACCGACCACCACGGCAGCGACCACAGCGACCACCGGCAGACTGATTGCCCCGAGCGCGGTCACAATGGCCGTTCCGGCAGTAGTGAAAATCACACTCAGCAGACCTGCAGCGGCGATGATGCCGTTAATCCCGGCGATGACCGGCCATGCAATGAGACCAATCCCGCCCAGCACGCCGACCAGCGCCAGCGCACCGGCGGTCACACTGAAAATGGTCTGCGTCAGCTCAGGATTCGCTTTCGCCCAGGCGGCAACCTTGCCGAGCATATCGGTCGCGGAAACCGTCAGACGACGCAGCGCAGAATTCTCTTTATCGAATACCTCAATCTGCAAATCTTCATAAGCCGACTGCAGGTTTTTTAAATCTCCGTCGAGGTTGTCGGTCTGGATTTTCGCGATCCGCTCCGTGGTTCCCTTTGAATCCCCGATTTGCTGGCGCTTGCTGGCAAGCGAGCCATCACCGGCAGCGGCGACGAGTTTAATCGCCCCCTTCATTGCTTCCTCACCAAAGATGACTTTCAGGTATTCACCCTGCTCAGCCGTCCCGAGCTTGTTTTTCGCAAAGGATTTATGAATATCCTTGAGGATTTTCTCGACCGGCAGCATGTTCCCTTTGCTGTCGCGGGTTTTCACGCCCAGCTCTGAGATAGCAGCAACCGCTTTGCCCATCGGTGCCTGCAGGCGGTTGAAAATGGCGCTCGCACCGGTCCCGGCCATCGAGCCTTTTATCCCGTTATCAGCCAGAATGCCGAGCATGGCGGTCGTGTCTTCAATGCTCGCCCCTGCAGCCTCCGCGATAGGTGCGACATATTTCATCGCCTCGCCCAGCTCGACGAGGCCGGTGTTGGATGACGTAAAGCCTTTCGTCATCGCATCCGCGACGCGTTCAATCTCGGTGGTCGGCAGGTTAAATGCAGACTGCATGTTAGTAATGATGTCTGCGGCTTCTGCGATATCCACATCAGCCGCAAGGCTCAGATTGACCGTCGAGCCGGTCGCAGCCAGCACGTCATCAGCGTTATAACCCGAGCGCGCCAGTGTGGTCTGCGTGCGCGCCACGTCGCCCGGTGAAAAGGCCGTAGTAGCCCCGATGTCACGCGCCTGTTTACGGATGGCCGCGAGCTTATCATCGCCATTGTCGAGACCGAGGATCGCCTGCGTGCCTGACATCTGTTTATCAAAACCAATACCCGGCGCGATAAAGCGTGACGCCCCGTAAAGGCCGGCACTCGCCACCCCGACGCTCACCATCCCGGCATTTCGCGCACCGGCGGCGAGCTGTTGCCCGGATTCATAGCGTTTTTTTACCGCGCTCAGTTTCGCCTGTTGCTGACTGACCCGCGCCAGTGCCTCGCGCTGACGGTTAAGCTGTGTGGTCGTCTCGCTGATACTGCCTTTCAGGCGACGCTCATCGGCTGACAGGGTGCGGGTGTTTATCCCGGCCTGTGCGAGCTCGGTGCGCTGGCGCTGTACCGACTGCCTGAGCCCGTTATATTTGAGCTGCAGGTCAGCGGCGGATTTCTTTGCCGCTTCCATCGCGCGCGCCTGCGCCGTTGTGGGGTTTTGGGTATTTTTTAACTGGACAGCCAGCGCGGCGGCTTCCTGTTTCGCTTTAGTAAGCGACTGACCGGTCACGGCAAGCTGTGCGCTTGCTTTCCTGAATCCGTCAATTCGGGATGCCTGCGCATTCAGATCGCGCAGGCTGGTTTGTGAAGTGCGGATATCGCCTGCAAGGGATTTGCTGGCGTTCTGGATAGCTTTAAGCGGTCGGCTTGCCCGGTCTACTGCGTTCAGCAGCACCTCAAGTCTGACGTTATTGCTCATGGTGGTTTCCGCTTCGCTGTAGCGCCTTGTCTCGCCATGTAAGGAGCTCGGTCACGCTCAGGGAATTCAGCTCTGATGGCGGCCAGTGAAAAATCACCGCGATATCCGCCATCAGGTCATCGACCGACAGGTTTTCGGGAAATTTCAGCGAGCCGAAGATGGTGACAAAAAACCGACCACCTGACCGGCAAACAAAATCAGGTCGGACGCTTCCAGACGCATGACCTCATGCTCGGTGAGTGCCGGGTAAGTCATACGCGGCAGCACTTTAATCAGGGCATCGACGTCCGAGTTTGCCAGCGAGGCCAGACTCACACCGCGCAGGGTTCCCGCGTTGGGTTTGAATACCGTCACCTTCTCGATTTTTTGCTCACCGCGCATGACAGGATTATCGAGGGTCACGACGTTCGGGTTTTCGGTTTCGGTGGTGGTGCTTTCGTTAATGTTTTCCATGATGTTTCTCTCTTCAACGTTTAGTGACCGGCCAGCAACGCTGACCGGGTCAGGGGTTACAGGCCAATCGCCTTACGGTGCTCCGCCAGACGGTCGACGCCGTCGACTTTCAGCACCATGTTGATGACATCAATCTCGATGACTTCGCGGCCATCGATCGTGAGCTGGTAATAGGCGCACTCGGTCGACATTTTGGTCGAGCCGCTTTCACCCTGTTTATTTTCGCCGCCGTCGTATTCTTTGTGACGGCCACGCATGACCACTTCGACGGCTGAAATGGCGCCGGTGTCGTCACGCTGGTAAGAACCAGTAAAACGCAGCGGCACGCTGTCAGCACCCGGCGAGGCGTACTGCGCCCACAGCTCAATGTCAGGCAGACCGCCGAGAGTCCACTCAAGCGACAGCGCGTCGTCATCGAGACCGAGGTCAATCGAGACCGAGCCCGGCATCCCGCCGCCACGATATTTCTCAAGCTTGCGCGTCAGCTTTGGCAGGGTGACGGATTCCACAACGCCCATGTAGCTGAGGCCGTCGTTAAACATGTTCAGGTATTTCAGTTTGCGTGGTAGTGCCATGTTTGCAGCTCCTTAGCTGTTGACCGAGTCCGACAGGTTCGCCAGATAGGTATCGGTGATGCGCTGGCGCAGGGTCAGGTTTTCCAGCGGCGGGACGGGGGTGTAGTCGTAATCGATATACAGTTTCCCCGCCTTGAGCGTTTCCACGCTGTTTGAGTCCGGGTCGTACCAGCACGAACCATCGACGATATAGCCGTTCGTTCTCAGTTCGCGGAATTTGGCATTGATACCGGCGACAATGTCGCGGATAAGCGTTGCGGTAATGGGTTTATCCATCGCCCACGCGTGCGCCTCCGCCATGGTGTCAGCCAGCACCTGCGCGGTGCGGGTGTAGTTCTCAAACAGGAAAAGCGGGTCATCAGAGCAGGTGCGGTTTCCCCAGAACTTAAAACCGTCGTTGCGAATAAGCGTGGTGACACCGGCCTGATTAAGCAGGTTGGCGTCGGTCGCCGGTTCCTGCAAATCCCATGACACCGAGGCACTGACGCCGGTGACGCCATTCACGCCGACGTTGGACAGCGTTTTATGCCAGCCGGTCGTCTGGTCGATTTTGGCACGCAGGCCGAGCGCGCGCGCCGTCGCCCAGGCGGTTGAGGTTTCATTCGCCGTGGTGTCCCATGCCAGAAAATCAGGGAAGATGACCATCAGCTCGCGCTGACTGAAATTCTCGCGATAATCGATGGCCTCGGAAATGGTTTTGCAGCCCCACGCGCTGACGTAGCCAAACGCGCGCAGACTCTGACAGGTGGACGCAAGCGCGGTCGCGACTTCCTGCGAGTCCAGCCCCGGCACACCGAGAATGCGCGGCTTAACGCCGGTGACGGTCTTCGCCGTTAACAGCGCTTTCAGCCCGGTATATTTGCCGTTTTCGTCAGTGGTGCCAATGATGTTGGAAATGGTTTCTTTCTGAACCGCTTCGGGGTCTTCGGGGTCGTCGACACCCTCGGCCACGCGCACAACTACAATGACCGGTTTGCACTGGTCAGCGATAGCCTGCAGGGAGTGTGAAAGCGTGCCTTTTTTACCGGCTTTACCGATAGCGCTTTGCACGCTGGTAATCAGTACCGGCTCATTCAGGGGGAAAGTCTTTTCGTCAGCATCGCTGGCCGTACAGACCATGCCGATGATGGCCGTCGAGACCGTGGAAATGGTGCGCGTGCCATCGTTAATCTCGATGACCTCGACGCCGTGATGATAGTCGCTCATCCGTTTAACTCCGTAGTGAAGTGGAGTTGCTATTTTCTGACGAGTACCACGCAGGCGCGATGCATTGCCGTTGGCAGAGGGATAACACAACCAACAAAAAGCCCTCCTGCTGGAGGGCTTCGAATTACTCAGGCACCGGCGGCCAGTCGACCTGACCCGCGACGGTTTCCGTTTTAATTTTTTCCACGATATCGATGTAATCAAGCACCACATTTAGCTTTTCAGTTTCGGCATCACTGAGCACGCGCCCGGCCTGCAGCTTGAGCTGAATGACGCTGGCCGACTGCAGGGCGTTACTGATGAGTAACTCTTTTTGCGCCCTTGCGATGGCAGGATAATCAATTTTAACGGCCTGCAGAACGGGCTGACCGTACTCATTCGGGACAATCGAACTGCCTTTCGCCTGATTCTCAATTAAATACTGATACCAGCGTTCAGATATTGCGCTGGCATCCTCCGGCCACCCGGCACCGGCAACGCACGCCGCTTTATCAGACTCAAAATAAAAACCCTGCCTGCCCGCACTGTAATAAATTTGATTGTCCATTTAATACCCCACAGCTCTTATCAATGCGGCAACCTGACCGACACTGCCGTATGCCCTGTTAGCCATCACGACGCAGCCGGTGTTTGTTTTCGAAATGAGCTGGAACATCCCTTCCGTGTCTCTGTTGTTATTCACGTTTACCGTTCCCACGTCCACATGGAGACAGGCACTAGGGAACGCTTTCGGGAATGTGATGGTCTGCGTCGTTTCGCTGGTCATGGTCGCCCCCATACACCACTGGTCAATAATCCCGGTGCTCCCGTCCTGCCACCATCCATTGTCACCCTTTGAGGCTGCATTCGGCGCAGCAAATGAGCCTTTCGGCTGAAATCGACCGTCACTTTCACTTCTGGTGTATGCGTCACCGGCTTTGGCCATAACAACAACTGCATTACTGGCGGTATGACGCAGGTAAGGCTGTGCAGCGTTACCCGAAACGAACCCGCCAATATGCGAACCATCACGCTGTATGCAATTAACATCGTTCGATGTTGGTCTGTTGTTTGGTCCGTACATCTCTATCCAGCCCGCCCACGGGCCTGAGCCATTCCATGTGCCTGTTACCGAACGCAGGAAAATTCGCCCGGTGTAAGTGATATACATTTGCTGACAGCCGTAAGCGGATTGCGTCACAAACAGCGTGCCAGCAATGGCTACCGGATAGTTATTAGCAGCCGTTGCGCCTGCATTGGACGGCTGATAATAAATTCCATGGTTATTCCTGTCGCCCAGAGTATTTAAGTTGACTGTCAGAGCATTTAGCGGTGCAGGCAGTGCGCCAATATCGTCAGGAGTGGGTTTGTTTAGTGGCCCCCAAAGCCTTTGCATGCGCTGTGAAGCAATTGTCCCATCAGCCTTTCTTACCGCAAGCCATTCAACAGATAAATTACCGGAAGAATCGACAAACAAATTGGCACTCATAGCCTGAGAGCCATCGCCACTACTGCCATAATTAAGATGAACGCCGCACCCGTAGCTCCCAAAGTGAATGCTGTTTGATCCTCCCCCCTGGTTAAACAACATCGAGCCGAGACCGTTTTTTTCAAGAAGATTGGCATCTGTCACTGAAAGCGCCTGACCTAATAATCCCCCGTCACCAACTTTAAGCACTCTTCCCGCTGTCGGGTCGCTTGTTGAAGTGGTGACATCTGCTTTTGCCGCCGTTCCCAGACTCTTTTTAAGGCCGGTCAGGTCATCATTGACGACTTTCACCGCTTTTGGCGTCGCGGCGTGCGTCTCAGACGTGCTGTCGGTCGCACTACTGAGCTGGACAATGCCTTTCTGCGTTGTGGAGGCGTCCTGTGCCGTATATTTACCTTTTGCAAGGTCATACGCCGCCTTAACCACTTTCGACGTCGCTGCGACGCTCTCAGACGCGCTGTCGGTCGCACTACTGAGCTGGACAATACCTTTTTGCTTTGTGGAGGCGTCTTGTGCCGTGTATTTCCCGTCGGCAAGGTCATATGCCACCTTAACCGCTTTCGGCGTCGCTGCGACGCTCTCAGACGTGCTGTCGGTCGCACTGCTTAACTGTGTAAACCCTTTTTCTTTCAGCGTGGCGTCAGGATGGCGGCGAGACTTCTCATGCTCCGCGAGCTTGTCGTCGACATAATCCTGCGTTGCCATCACCAGCGTGGTATCGATGGACAGCTCGACCGATTCGATGTCGCTCACCATGATGACCATTCGCAGGGTTTGCGCGCGCCCCGAACCCTCCGCGAGTTCAGGTTTATAGCTTTCGGCCATGTTACCGACCGCAATCAGCGTGCCGGTGTCATCATAAAGCCCCATTTCACGCAGCCAGAATCCGCCGGTCTCAGGGGGAATGACCAGCTCCGCGACGACATAGTTTTTATGTTTATTGTCCTGGCTGATTTTGTTCAGCGCATGACGCCAGACCTCATTAACCAGTTTCGTCTGGCTGGCGTTCGGCTCGGGCAGTGTGCCGCCGCCATCACCGACGGCCATCGCCACGAAATTAACTTTTTTCCCGTTCGGGACGGTCGCCGCCGCCAGTTTCTCCGCACCGGCTTTGGTGATAACGGTTTTATATTTCACTGTCATGTTGTTCTCACTTATCCGGGGTAAACCGTGATGATGTCGCCGTCATAGGTCAGGGCCCCGAAATACAGATGGCCCGGAATGTTCTGAATGATATTGAGACCGATAAGATGGCGACTCGCGGGTTTGGCATCGGCGATCAGACGCTCCATTTCGTAGTACATTTCCTCGGTGATGCCGGTCTCTAACACGCCGATATCGAGGCGAAATGTGCCGGGCGGGTCGTTGGTTTCCCACCACTCGGTCACATTAATCAGGTAGCCGAGCGGCTCGACCACCCGGCGCACCGCGCCTATCGTCCCTTTGTGCGCATGGATAAACCACGCCGCGCGGATCACTTCCCGTTTGGTCGACTCGGGCCAGCTTTCATCCCACCGGTCAACGGAAAACGCCCATGCCAGCCACGGCAGCAAATTTGCCGGGCAGGTGTCGGCGTTCCACAGACGGCGCAGCGGGACGGGGGTGTTTTCGATATCCGCGCAGGCCCTCGCCGCCGCCACCTCAAGCGGTGACGAGCCGACCGGCAGCAGTCGGTTATTACTCATCATTCCCCCCGACCGTCACGCTGTACGCGGTGCAGAAAGAGGCCTGTGTATCATCGAGCACGATGTCGGCCACAGGCGCAGCCAGTTCAACACGCTGCACACCCTCGACGTGTAACGCCGCGTAAATGGCTGACTTGCGGATATCCCGCCCGAGCCGGTGCTGTGCGCTGATATAGGTTTGCAGCTTCGCTTTTGCGGCACTGAGCACCGGCTCGCTCTCGGGGCCGGGGTAAAGGTAAAGCGCCGCGTCGATGGTGTAGTCAACAATCGCGGCTGACTGCACGGTCACGCGGTCAGCAACCGGCCTCACGTCCTCATCATTGAGAGCCGCACGCACCACGGCGAGCAGCTCGTCGGACGCTGCGCCGTTATTCTCGCGGGACAATACCGAAATGGTCACGCAGGCCGGTTCCGGGCTGATGACGGAAATATCCGCGACCCGTCCGTCGGCACTGCGGCCATGAAACTGGTATGCGCCGGTCGCACCGGCGGTGCTCAGTCCTTCCGGGGCTTGCTGGATGCGCAGGCGATAGTCGGTGTCCGATTCCATCACGGCAGGCGTCGGCGGCAGCGTGGTCTCATCAGCAGGCGTGATAACAAGTCGCCCGACGCTGGCGTTTGCCCCGAGCTGGTCGAGGTCTGCGCCGGTGGCATAGGCCAGCATGACCGCACGCGCGGCCTCGTTAACGCGCTGTCGCCAGATAACTTCCCGATAGGCGTTCTCCTGCAACAGCTTCACAATCGGCTCAGATTCGAGCGTCAGCGTGCGCGCGACCGCCTCCTGTTGGTCTTCGGGATAAAGCGAGACGAGCGTCGCCTTGCGTTCGGTCAGGATGGTTTCATAGTCCAGCGTTTCCACGACATCGGGCGCGGCGAGCTGGCTCAGGTCAACAATGGTCGCCATAGTGTTTAACTCAGTGGGATTGTCAGTGAAAAAGGCTGCGCAGACGTCGAGCGCGTCCCGGTGATATCGACATACATCGCCCCGTCAGCCTCACCGCGTTCAAAGGTGATGGTCGACAGGCTGACGCGCGGCTCCCACTTCTGGATCGCGGAATAGCACGCGGCCATAATCTGCAGGCGCAGCGCCGGTGTCTGCGGCTGGTCAATCAGCGCTGACAGGAGCGAGCCATATTCACGGCGCATAACGCGCGACCCTACCGGCGTGACCAGAATGTCGCGCACGCTTTGCCTGATATGCTCGACCTCAGAAATACTGAACCCGGTGTGGCTGTTCATGCCCAGATAACGCACCGTCATTTCGTGTCCACCGTTCTGTCATCGCCGCGCTTGACGCCGCCGTGGTCGTGGTCATCAGCCTGCACGCCGTTTGAGATAAATTTCCCGCCGGTGTGCGTGATATCCCCTTTCATCGTTCCGCCTTTCTGCACTTCCAGTGAGCCGGTGATGAGCTTGTTGGTACAGACCACCTCGGGTGTGTCGAGCGTGATGCGCGTCGAGGCTTTCACCAGCACCACCGGCACGGTGGCGGTAAGGGAATCCGACGCGGTGACGTCGGCGGTTTTGATACCGGACACGGTGAGCGCTCCGCTGTTGGGGTCGTATTCGATAATCGCCCCGTCAGGAAAGGCAATATGAAACGCATCAGGCGAGGCAGACGGCGCGGGATGGTCATCAGAGAAAATGGAGGGCAGCACAAAGGCGGTATCGAGCTCGCCACCGATAGCCAGTAAAAGCACCTGCTCACCGACCGAGGGAGCCCACCACACCCGCGAGCGACCGGCGCGGGAGGTGAGCCAGTTTAGCCACGTGGTTTGCATCCCGCCGGTCTGGACGCGACAAAGTCCCGCGTCGTGGTCGACGTCGGTCACAATGCCGGTGCGGATGAGGTTGCGGATCGCTCGGGCGATATCCTGCAGGGAAGTTAGATTGTTCATGGAGGAAAGGATGCCGCCGGGCAAGGCCAGCGGCAATCGGGCAGAGTTTTATGAGCGATGAGACAACAATCACATACTAATATTAATCACTAAGGATATAGAAACTGAAAAAGTGATTAAGTACCTATCTTACAGATGTAAATCAAGATGCCTCTGCTTAGGAAATTGCCTGTCTTATTTTTTCCCTAATCATGACGTAGCGTTCTCCTTTCCTGGATGCGCCAATCTCCATCAACTGATTTACGCCAAATTTTGTTCTTCGCTCAGGTCGCGATAATTGACGAACCATTAAAGCAAATAACGACTTCCCACGTAAAAACCTACCAAAATCGTCATGAATCATGTTAAAAAACTGTTGCGGATATTGTTCCGCTTCTGCAAGTTCAACTGATGAGTTATAAAACTCATTATCATTGAGAACCCTATGAGGGGTTTCTCGATAAGATAACTCATTTCCACTTTGCGATCTGGATACTGTTAATGCATACCAATGAACAAACTTTCTCAACTCAGAATTGAATGTTTCAACTTCATCCCCAGACATTAGTTCGAGTAAACCTCCATCAATAAATATATCATTTTCTATTGAATACCCCTCCGTCATAATTACATCATCCAACCCTTCCTCAGGGCCGTAGTATACCCAAAGATCTTTATCTACTACAAATGCCACTGGAGCGGATATAGGCTCATTTTTGATACGTTCTCTAAGTTGAAGAACCGCCCACTTATTTCCTGCAGGCAGCATATCAATGCCAATATCATCGAGATCGCTTTCTATGCGTCTATAAAAAACAATATCATCCCTTCCTTCCACAAGTATCGTTGGAATACTTGTATTTTTCAGCAAAGCGAATAACTCATCCACAGTGGGTCTAGCTTTAGAAGTAGTCATCTTCTACTCACCCCTATCCATACCTATGGCAACTTCTTTATCAGGATATTTCCCATAAATAAATGGCGAGTGCGTTGCAAATATAAATTGATTTGTTGGGTTTTGATTTTTTAAAATTTTATACAACTGCCTTTGCCAATCGACATGTAAACTTAACTCAGGCTCATCAATAAATATTATTGCGTTTTGATGGAACGCATTGTAGCAAATGAAACTCAACATTTGTTTTTCACCAGCAGATAATACATCACTGGTTACTGCCTCTGCAGCATCACCAAAACTTAGACGCCTATCAAATGTTATACCAGCATGTTGAAATAATTTCTCAACCAGTAATCTTACTGCATCCAACGGCCTCATCGATTCAGTTCTGAACGTCTCGATTTTTTCAATTTCCTGTCTGGTTTCTGCTAAGAGAGTGTCTGCATCCCCCGCTTGTCCATTTGACTTCTGATGCTGTTTTATTTTTTCAATAACACTTCGAGAAACATCGGCCTGAAATATATTTATCTCTTCTGAAAGCGAGGCGAATTTTTTCAAAAGAATACTATTAATATCTTGACTTGAAATTGCCGCAACAAATAGATGAGCTTCGTTTGACATTTTATTCGAAAGTGAAGTTAATACATCATCAATATCACCACCTGAGCGATTACCTTGTCTTGGTTTTGTTTTTCGAGTTACATCTAGCGAAAATCCTCCCTCAATTCGTCTAAAGGTTGGGAAGAAAATAGAACTACCACAACTTATCAAGTACGAAGCTGCTTGATCTTCTGAAGATTCAATCCATTCATTATTTTCCTCTGGGCCGCCATCATCAAATAAATAACTCTCACCAGTATTTGTATGAAGTTCAACGCGACAATATAAATGCGCCAATTTAGTAACAACGCAAGTATATTCACTGGTAACCAAAGTGCATGTTTTAAAATTAACCTCTTTCAAGGCCCAATAAATATTCCCACTAATTATGAACCAAGCTAATTTTAAAATAGTAGTCTTGCCAGAACCGTTGCGACCAGTGATAATATTCAAATCCTGATGAAAATCATAACGCACGGGATTTGGATTACCAAACAAACCTATTACACTTATTGACTCCAATCTCATCTTGACTCCTTATCCGAACCTAGCAGTGTAAAACAACAGCATAATTTCACTTTAGTATCTTATACACACAGGCTAAACTTAGCCACTAAAAACAATCTACATTAAATTCGCGCAACTTCAAGCAGACCGCTATAATAAACATAATTATCACCTTCCTTAAACTTGTCTATCTCACCTCTCCTGAATATTCACCGCCATAATCTTAACAAAATAGACTCAATTCTGTCTTTATCATTCATAGTGAATCCAAGCAACTGGCGCTCAGCGTATTGCACGTCGCGACTGTGCGGGTTTGGCCGGTCTTTCAGGCCGAGCTGATGAATTCGGGCAATGCGTTGCACTTTGCCGGTGAATTCCACCACTGCACTGTTTTCGCGGCCACTGGCTTTCATGTACCGGCTTGTGCGTAATTTCTGAAACATCGCCCGTTTTATGCGGCCTTTCTTTGCCCTGAGCGGCTGACGCCTACGCGCCTGATAAGGTGAGCCGTCCGGGGCTTTTTGCTGTTTAATCCGTTGTTGTTGCGATTTGCAGAGCTCTTTCGCAATCTCAGCGGCGAGCTTACGCCGCCCCGGCGGTGACAGCGCACCAATCAGCCCGGCGAGCTTATCGTCAAAAGGTTTAAAGTCACTCATCCCATTTGCTCACCAGCTCGCCATTGATATAAAGCTCGGTCGGACGTGTGACCAGCTCAGGCAATGGCGGCTCAGGCGCATAGCTCACATGCAGCGCGCCGTTTTCCTCTTTGATAAGGGTTCGCTCGGTGAGCTGCAGACTGATACTGATATCAATGCTGTCGCCGTCGTTTAAATCCATCTGGAATCTATAACCCTTTTTGCGCCCCTCATCCGTGGTGCAGATATCAGGCTGATTCTCACGCAGCCACGCGGCCACCGGCACAAAAATTAAATCAGGGTCGCCCACAAAGTCACACACGATCACATTCAGGGTGTAAATCTTCTCATGCGACAGCGAGGCCGCAAGCCGCGCATCGATATTCCCCTCATCGGCAAAGATGCGCATCATTTCGGGATTCGTTTTTAACTGCGGTACGGCATCAATTAACGCTTCGCGCAGGCTGTGTGCTTTCTTCATCGAGTTTATCCTGACAGTCTTTGACGGTTTCAACCTGCAGCGCGCAGGCGGCGAGCGCGTGCTCAAGCCTCCGAATGTCTGCACTCAGGTCGCCATTAGTGGCCGGGTCGCTGCCCGGCATCGGGCAATAGCTCACCTTCGGGCAGGTGCTGTAAACAATGACCGGCGGAGGTGCAACCGGCGCGGGTGTGCAGCCTGCGCACAACATCAGGCAAGCGAGCGCCATACCAGCGGCGCAGCTCTTCATTTTCATTCATCAGCCTCGTAATGGTTTCTTCACGTTGCACGGCCATTGCACCGGCGGCGATTAACTCACCGCGTAAACTGACCTGCGCAATCTCATTCGTCCTGGCAATACGTTGCGACACGGTAAGCTGGTTTTTCAGCATTCCTGTCATCGTCTTTAGTTCGTTGGCGACCTTGTTCGCGTGTTCAAATGAGCGCGCCAGATTGCCGTTTTCATGGCGTTGCCAGAGCACAACCGCTACCAGCGCGGCCAGTAAAAACACCATCATTTTCATGGCACCCCCTTGATGCAGTAAGCACGCTCACGCGCGCGGCGATTTTCCAGCCCTTTGTTAACAGTGCCATTCACATACACCCAGCGGGTGAGCTGGTCGCACGCTTGCCACCATTGCTGGCGCTTGATAAACGAGACCAGCGTCGACCGGCAGGCCGCGCCGGTTCCCACGTTGAATGAGAAACTGACCAGCGCGTCGTAAATATGCTGCGGCATTTTCACCGGCACACAGACCGCGAGCCGTTGCTCAGTATTCAGCACATCCGCGACGAGGTTCGCCGCCGCCTGACGCTCGGTGATACCCCCTTTCGGGACCACACCGGCAGTGTGGCCAATGCCTGACGTCCACACTCCCGCGCTGCACTGGTAAGGCGTCAGGCGACAACCTTCGAGGTCAGCAATCAGCGCCAGCCCCTCGGGCGAGGTGTTAAGCAGACGAAAGTCAGGCATCAGCGCCGCCAGCGCCAGCACTACGGCCACACTGCATCGTTTAATGATTGAGCTCACGAATGGCCCCCTTATCGAGTCCGAGTGATGTCAGATAGCGATAGGTTTTGCGCTTAAACCAGTAATTCGTCAGCGCGGTAAAAATGGCGCAACCACCGCCGACATACAGCGCCAGCTTTTCGGGCGACATCGCCCCGAAATAAGCCACCCACACGGCCAGCCAGTAGGCGACAAACGTCGTGATTTTTTCCATGCTCAGTCCCATAGATTCACCGTTTCGGTTTTCGGTGCGCTGTCGGTTTCGGGCAGCTCGATAGCCGTGCCGTGCGGCAGAATGACGCCCAGCTCCGACAGTCCCGGATTCGCCTGCAGCACCGTCTCGACCACGCCCTCAGTGCGCCCGTAATACCGCGCACAAATCGCGTCGAGGGTGTCGCCCTGCATCGCAAAAACCTTCATCAGATTTGACCCACGATGCAGCGCGCTTTGTCCTGGATGCGCGCCACTGACCAGCGCATATCCCGCCACATTTCATCGATAGTGCTGTCGATACTGTCGGCCTTTTTGTCGCCCTTGCTGGTCGCATCCACGCCGCGATAACGCTCATATAGCGTGGCGGTCGTCATCGCGCATACGGCATTGAAATAGTGAAAACAGCGCACGCTCTCGCCGTCGAGCTCGTCGGTCGGGACATCCGCGAGCGTGGCGTGACCGGCGTCGAACTGCAGGTCGCGCCAGTCGCGCAGCTCCGCATTAGTCTCCGCAATGGCGGTCTTAATCGCCCGGCGCAGGCGCACAGGGGAAACGGTCTGCTCAAGGCGCATCTCTTCGCGCACGCGCTTCGGGTCAACATCAGGAAAAAAGCCCGTATTTTTAATCACCGGCTCGCTCAAGCCTGGTGGGGGTATCACCACGCCCGGCACGTCCTGCGGCGTGGTTCTGGGCTCAATAATCAGTGTCGTCATGACAACCTCAAAAAATAGGTGGGCGGTGGACGCCGGTCGCAGTCAGGGTAATTAATACCCGCGTTGACCGGCGTGCCGCCCGGCTCGGGGAGCGTTCGGTTAACCTGCGGCTTTTGCCGCTTTTGGTGGACGTCCGCGCCGTGCCGCCGGTTTAGCGGCAGGTTTACGCGTGCGTGGTTTAGTCGTTTTGGTTTTCGGTGCGGGTTCAGGCTTTGGCCTGAGCTGGCGCTCTAACTGCTCGATATCCTTTTTCACACCGATAGTGCTTTCTAACTGGATCGCACGCTGCAGGTGCGCCAGTGCCTCGGGCAGTTGTTCCGCCTCTCGCAATACATAGCCGGTGATTTTGTGCAGCTTCGCGCGCACGATATCGGGCATATCCGCACGCTCAGTCAGCGCGAGGGTGTCGAGCAGGTTCGCCAGTTCGACCGGCTGTTTCGCCGTGCGCAGGCGTTGTGCAGAAAGCGCGACCTCTTCGGCCAGCAGGCATGGCACAGGACGGCGACCAACAGGCATCGTCAGGCCATACGTCAGTGCGTAACGGGCAATTTCCAGCGCCCCGGCGATGTCATCCGCATCGAGACGCCACAGCATGACCGTCATAACAATGTCATCCTGCGCGCCCTTGCCACTGGCGAGGACACCCGCCACCCACGGCATATAGAACGGCAACAGCTCACGCTTTTTCGCGGCTTTTTGCTCTTTAGAACTGATTTGTTTTAACGTGCGGCAGTCTGCGGCCAGCTTTACCAGCATCTGCTCGTAGGCAGTTGCATTGCGCAGCGGAGCAGCAGCCCGCCGCGCGGTTTCAGAGGCCGAGACCCGCATCATGTGAAGCGCTGCGGGGCTCGTCATGGCTTACTCTCCGTCTTCCTGACCTGCAGGCGCAGCAGCCATTTCAGACTCAGCCGGTGCAGCAAATTTACCAAGGGTGATGTTTTCAATCAGGCAACCGGCGGCGTAAGCCTCGACCACATAATCGATGTTCATCGATTCGTAGTTTTCGATACGGTCTTTCTTTGGCTCCTCAATGATGGCGCGGCGGTGCGCATCATCCATGAAGTAAATCGACAGGTTATCGAGGCGCGTCACCATCAGGGCATTGGCCGGGAAGTAAGGCACACGCACGGCAGGCAGATTGCCGATGCGCTTCTGGCTGATGATGATGTCAGCGGCCAGCGACTCGCTGTTTTCCTGCGTCTTGTTGACGATCGGGAAATATTTGTCAGCCAGCAGCTTGCGACCGGTAATAACCACGAGCTCCGGGTCATCCTGATAAATCTCGTCAATCAGGTTGGTGGTGGTGTCCATTACCAGCGCATCGAGATTCGCATAGTCGCCGTTCTCACCCACACGGATCACATCAGAAATAACCTTGCCGTCTGCGTCGGTGACTTTTGACATCACGCGCGCTGGCGCTTCATTGCGGTACTTCTGCAGCCAGCCCACCGCGACATCCTGCAGCATCGGATTGTTTTTGCGGTTGGAGGTTTCCGCGCGCTCGATGCCGTTGAAACCGGCCATGATGAAGTCAAGCGACTGGCGCTTAATAATCGCGTCACGGATGCGGGTCTGGAAGTCCTGGAATCGCGCCCACAGGTCGAGCTGTTTGTAACGAATATGGAAATCAAAGTTGATTTGCGCGCACTCGTATTTATTGGATTCGAGCGCCGTAAAATCGGCGGTCTTACGCTCGTCATCACCGGCAGTGTCGGCGGTGCTCGCGATGGTGCCGTTAACACCCACCCCGACCTTTTCGCCTTTCAGCTCGTCGACCGGCACGATGTTGATTTTGGTCAGAAACGCAGATGACACCTGCAGGGTGTTCATCAGGGTTTGCGTGACCGACGGCTCGACGGTGAATTTTTTCGCCACATCATCAGTGGAAACGCCGTTCAGTTCCGCGACGCGGGACAGGTAGGCATTAAATTTAAAGCGGGTTTCTTTACGCATGGGTATTCCTGTTTTTCATTAAAAAGGGCATCAGACCGGGCTATACGCCCGGCGCGTTATCAGCAGTTCGTCAGCAGCTCGTCGCCCGTTCCACCTTTTGAAAGTTCACGGCGCGGCTGGCGCTGGCTTTCGGTGTTATCGAGGGAGCTTTTCAGGGAGGAAAGTGCCTGCGTGCTTTCTTCGGTCTGGCGGGTCACGTCCTGCTTAAGCTGCGCAAACGCGGTTTCCAGCTCGGTGACGCGGCTGTCGGTGGCGGTCAGGTTCGTTTGCACCAGTTCAGAGACTTCCGTCACCGCCTCATGCACATCAGCAAAACGCGCATCATCGCTGGCCTGTTTGCGGCTGAAAATGGCCTTAACCTTGTCGGTCAGACTGTTGAGCACGGTGTCGGGAACGTCCTCGAATTCCAGCTCAGCCAGAGAAGCCACCGAGAAGAGATCGCCCGGCTGGTCTTTTTTACCGGCCAGTGGGTTCTGCGTCGCACGGCTGCAGAATTCGAGGTATTCGGTGCCGAGGCTTGCCGGGTCATCGGTGACGGCGAGGCCAATCAGATAGCATTTGCCGGTGTTGGAAAAATTCGGGCGAATTTCCATGGAGGTGTAAACCTTTTGCCCGGCACGAACCATGCTCACCAGCTCGTCGAGGGGGGCAATTTTGCCAAACAACGCTTTCTTGCCGTTCAGCGCAGAGTCATCACTGATGATTTCCGCTTTGACTTCGGTCACATCGCCGTAGCGTTTAAACGGACTGTCAGGCCAGACACTTTTGATATGTTCGAGGTTAATGCGGCAGCCATAGACACGCGGGTCGAAGGTGTCCGCCATATCCTGAATATCATCGCCACTGATGACGCGGCCATCGCAGGTGTCACCCTCGACGCCGATTCGAAACCACTTAGAAACTACTTTTTTTGCCATTGTTCAGGTGTCCTGATGTTGGGTTTTCGGTTCGGGGTTAGTTTCCCGTCCCGGACCCGCATCATCCACCGTTTGCGGAAGTGCAACCCCTGAAACAACAGGGGTTTAGCGATTACACACGTCGATTTCCTTAGCCTTGCTTCGTACCAGTAAAAACGAGGTAACAATGGCTATTTCAACCGACCTGTCACTCATGAATGACCCGCGACGACAGGCGCGACTGCTTTACTGGCAGGGATTCGCCGTGCCGCAGATTTGCGACATGCTGCAGGTGAAGCGCCCGACGGTGCAGAGCTGGAAACAGCGCGACGGATGGGAGGACACCGCGCCGATTAACCGTGTCGAATCGACGTTAGAAGCGCGGCTAATTCAGCTTTATGCAAAGCCTGACCTGACGCCGCATGATTTTAAGGTCGCTGATTTTCTGTCGCGCCAGATGGAGCGCCTCGCGCGCGTAAACCGTTACAGCCAGACCGGAAACGAGGCGGATTTAAACCCCAACATCGCCAGCCGTAACAAAGGGGATCGCAAAAAGCCGAAACGCAATTATTTCAGCGAGGAGGCTATCGAAAAGCTGGAAGAGATTTTCCTCGACCAGTCGTTTGAGTATCAGCTCAACTGGCACAAGGCCGGGCTTGAGCACCGTATTCGCCACATCCTCAAATCGCGACAGATTGGCGCGACGTTCTACTTTGCGCGTGAGTCATTGCTGCGTGCGCTTAAGACCGGGCAAAACCAGATATTTTTGTCAGCCAGTAAGACGCAGGCGTATGTCTTTCGCAAATACATCATCGCCTTTGCGCGGCTCGTCGATGTCGACCTGTCAGGCGACCCGATTGTCATCGGCAATAACGGCGCAGAGCTGATTTTCCTCGGGACCAATTCAAACACCGCTCAGAGCCACAACGGCGACCTGTATGTCGATGAAATTTTCTGGATACCCAACTTTCAGCGCCTGCGCAAAGTCGCCTCGGGAATGGCCTCACAGTCGCACCTGCGCACGACCTATTTCTCGACCCCGTCCACGCTGGCGCATGGCGCTTATCCGTTCTGGTCAGGGGAACTGTTTAACCGGGGGCGCAGCAACCGCGACGAACGTGTCGACATCGATATCAGCCACAAGGCGCTCGCCGGTGGCGTGCTGTGCCCGGATGGTCAGTGGCGGCAGATTGTCACTATCGAGGATGCGCTCGCCGGAGGATGCACCCTGTTTAACCTCGACCAGCTCAAACAGGAAAACAGCGCGGATGACTTCCGCAATCTCTTCATGTGCGAGTTCGTCGACGACAAGGCGTCGGTGTTTCCGTTCGAGGAGCTGCAGCGTTGCATGGTCGATGCGATGGAAGAATGGGAAGACTTCGAGCCGTTTGCTGACCGTCCGTTTAACTGGCGCCCGGTCTGGATTGGCTACGACCCGTCACACACAGGCGACAGCGCAGGCTGTGCGGTGCTGGCTCCGCCACTCGTCGCCGGGGGCAAGTTCCGCATCCTTGAGCGCCACCAGTGGAAAGGGATGGACTTTGCCGCGCAGGCCGAGGCCATCCGATCACTCACTGAGAAATACACCGTCGACTATATCGGCATCGATGCGACCGGCATCGGTCAGGGGGTTTACCAACTTGTGCGCTCATTCTTCCCGGCAGCGCGCGCCATCCGCTACACGCCTGAAATGAAAACAGCAATGGTGCTCAAAGCAAAAGACACCATCCGACGCGGGTGTCTGGAATACGACGCCGGTGCAACCGACATCACGCAGTCATTTATGGCTATCCGTAAAACCATGACCAGCAGCGGACGCAGCTCAACGTATGAGGCCAGCCGCAGCGAGGAGGCCAGTCATGCGGATATCGCCTGGGCAACCATGCACGCCCTGTTAAACGAACCGCTTTCAGCCGGTAGCGGGATGCACTCAACCTCAATTCTGGATATTAACTAAGATGAAAAAACGCCAAAATAAACAGCCAAAACAGACAGCCACCCTGACCGCCAGCGCACCGCAAAAAATGGAGGCGTTCACTTTTGGTGAGCCGTCTCCCGTTCTGGATCGCCGCGATATCCTCGACTATGTCGAATGCATTAATAACGGCAAATGGTACGAGCCGCCGGTCAATTTCTCGGGACTGGCGAAAAGCCTGCGCGCCGCCGTCCATCACAGCTCACCGATTTACGTCAAACGTAACATTCTGACGAGCACCTACATTCCTCACCCGTTACTGTCACGTCAGGATTTTAGTCGCCTTGTGCTCGATTATCTGGTCTTTGCGAACGGCTACCTTGAGAAACGAATGAGCGTCACCGGCCAGCTCATGAAACTGGAAACCTCCCCGGCTAAATACACCCGCCGTGGCGTCGAGGAGGCCGTTTACTGGTACGTGTCCAACTACGCTCAGCCACACGAATTCGCGCCCGGCTCAGTGTTTCACCTGCTTGAGCCCGATATCAATCAGGAGCTTTACGGGATGCCGGAATACCTAAGCGCGCTCAATTCTGCCTGGCTGAATGAATCCGCCACGCTGTTTCGTCGCAAGTATTACCAGAACGGTGCGCACGCGGGTTACATCATGTATGTGACCGACGCAGCGCAAAGCAGCACCGACGTCGAGTCGTTACGCTCCGCGATGCGGGATTCAAAAGGGCTCGGGAATTTCAAAAACCTGTTTTTCTATGCGCCCAACGGGAAACCGGACGGGATTAAGATCGTCCCATTGAGTGAGGTCGCCACGAAAGATGACTTTTTCAATATCAAAAAAGTGAGCGCCGCTGACCTGCTCGATGCGCACCGCGTGCCTTTCCAACTGATGGGCGGCAAACCCGAGAATATTGGTTCAATGGGGGATGTCGAGAAGGTGGCAAAGGTGTTTGTCCGTAACGAGCTGTCACCACTGCAGGAGCGATTTAAAGAAATTAACGACTGGCTCGGGATGGAGGTGATCCGCTTTAAAGATTACAGCCTCGAATCAGAATAAACCCCACCAAAAATGCCGCCTCCGGGCGGCATCATCATCGACCGCCTCAGAAGCCGCACACGCGACGCAACAATCGCCCCGACGTCATCACAGACCCGCGAGCCAGCAACGCCACCACGACGCGCTCAGGCGCATAAAATTAAATGCTGTTACGCGTTCTGGCGCGCAATGCTTTCCCCGCCACGCCTGCCCGCTTAATGGGTCGCTTTTAATGCAGATGCATTTGAATTTCAAAGCCGCGCAGCCGCTGACTTATCACTCAAAATTCGGGCGTTACAAATAGATGCAAACTCATTCAAATGAATGCACAAAAAGGGCATAAGTGGTTTCTGTTCTTAAATTTTGCCCATCTGTAAAAAAATCATTAGAAACTCAACTCTCTTTGAGCGCTTTCTGTGCACAAAACTGTTCCAGATAAGGTATCAAGAACTCCTGCAGCAACAGCTTGAGCCAATTTACAAGGAACGGCATTACCTATCTGCCGCCATACAGACGAGTTTTTACCTGCAAACTCATAGTTGCTTGGAAATGTTTGGATTAAAATCGCTTCATCTATTGTCAACCGACGTAAGTTATTAGGTACGTCATGCATTGATTTCGGATCACCACCACTCATCAAATGATTATGATAAGTTTCAATATAGCTAATAGCGCCACTATATAGATGTTCTTCATCAATTATAGGGGTTCGGTTTCCACCCATTGATGCCGCTATAGTTGATGCAAATCCATCAGGATTAATTGGCCGTCCCTGACCATTAAACATCATTCCGGCGTACGGTGATTTTCTCAAAACCGGTTTTGCGGCATTTGTAATTCTTGCATTGCAAACCCGAGGGTTAGTTATAGTCCCAGCCCTTCCCAAAGGACGAATAACTTCACCAACTGTTGGAGATAAACATTTATAGTTCAGTATTGCTTGTTCAACTAATTTCGCGCTTTCTGCTGTTTTAAAACCTATAAAAAACATACGCTCACGATTTTGAGGAACACCAAAGTCTTTAGAGTTCAAGATCAATAATTTCGTAAAATAGCCTAGACTTTCTGCCGTTTTAAATAACTCTGTTCTTACTGCTTCAAACTTTGATAAAGAAGCTAGTGCTTTTACATTTTCCATAACGAAGCATTGCGGTCGAACAATTTCAACTGCTTGCATGAAAGACCATACTAATTTACTACGAGGATCATGGGCATCCATTTTTCCAGCAACTGAGAATCCCTGACATGGCGGTCCACCAAAGACACACGCCACATTCTTCATCTCCTCAAGATCTGACAAATACTCTTCAATACCACCACAGACTATGTGTGATTCGTGATTGAGCTTAAATGTTTCACAAGCGTCTTTATCTTTATCATTAGCCCATATGGTATCAAACCCAGCATTTCTGAAGCCTACATCCATACCTCCAGCTCCTGAAAAGAGACTAACTGCTGAGTATTTGTTCATTAATTCAACACCTAAATTATTCGATTTTGGAATAAAACACCATGATAGGTAACGATAGACCAGGATGCAAGTTGCGCAGGGTCAAATCAACCAACATGGCAAAACGAAAACCAACTATACATGATCATCGATACAGGTGCCTAGTCCAGCATCTCCTCAAATTACGTAAAGACGCGAACCTTTCTCAATCAGAATTGGCGGTTGTTCTCGGTCTCTCTCAATCAGATATCTCGAAAATTGAAAGTTTTGAAAGACGATTGGATGCATTGGAGCTATTCGAGATATTGGAAGTTCTAGCGAATCGGCTAGATCTTTCGATGGATATATTATGGAAGGATATCTATGAAAGTATCAGTGAACCACGACAAGGCTTATGAAGTAATTATTTCGGCAATAGATGAAGCTAAAAATCTTACGAGTTGTCACACGGCTCATTCGGCTTTAATAAGTAGCGTAATATTAGGCTCACATCTGACTTATCGTTACATTCTAGTCACAGGCTTACTAGCAAAAGCAACAAATAGTGATGTTAACCCATTGGTTTTACAAGCAAAAGCCGAAGTGGATGGCGCATATGATGCAAGAAGTCTATGCCATTCAGTTGTCGTTGGCAGAGTTGAAACTAAATTTCTAGAAGGTAAATTAGGTGCATCCAATGAACCCTTCCTCAATAAACCAGCAAGATATACTGTGCATTCTCCTGATAATCCTGTTCGCGGTGGTAATGATAAAGAAATCCAGCTTAAATCCATTGAGATCCTACAAGACGCAAAAACCAGTTCCCAAGCGTATGAAATGCTTGTTGCCGCAATGTATTATACTCTGCAAAGACCAAATAGAGTAATATTACCCACTGCTAATGACTTCAATTTCCAAGAAACCATTCATGCTATGGTAGAAAATGCATGTGATGGTGAGAGTTGTGCAATAGTTTCAGCTTTAGCTCTCTTTTTATTGGCAGAAAAAAATGAATGGCAAATTAAAGCTCATCCAGTTAACCAAGCTGGCAGTTCCTCAAATGAAGTTTTAGATATTGATGTCTACTGCCATGATACTATTTTTCTTTCAATAGAAGTTAAAGACAAAATATTCAGTTCCCATGACGTTCATCACGCTATTACCAAAGCAGCAGCTAATGGTGTTTCAAAAGTAATTTTTCTCAAAGGCCCGAGAGCAATAGCATTTAACACTACTGAGTATGATGCAATTATCAGTGCTGCAAGACATGGTGTTTCACTAACTTTCAGTAATGTTACAACGTTCGCTATGACATGCTACTCTCTCGCAAATGAAACTAGCAATTCAATGATAATAGCATATATCAATCAGATAGTTAAAGACGTAAGAGCAAAGGATAGTACCGTCGAATATCTCACAGGGTTGTTCAGCGAGTAAACATGTTGGAGCGGATAAAAAGATCCGCTCTCACACGCGCGTCAATGTTGAATCATAAATATTTAGTTCTCCTCAACCTTATTTATATCCAAACCATCTTCTCGGAGAGAGATTCCAAATGTATATCAGCGAGTTTTTGGGGTAACTCAACTATTGATAATTCCCCATTGACTCCGCCCAACCCACAGTTATTGACAGGACTCCGAGGCGCGGCAATGCCGCTTTTTAAAGTCAAAGGCTCAACGGCTAAAAGCTTTGGAACGATGCGCCATTCGGCTGTGCGTGTAACGTGTACCAGCTCAGAGCCCAAGTGCGGCGCGTAGATGCCCACGACTCTCTCTATGTCCTCTTCGTAGGCGTTAACCTCGTCAGTCACGTTGCGAGCCACACGGACGGTCTGGCTATCGCGTGGAACATTCGCCCCACCCTGCGCTGCGATATACAGGTCAAATTCACCTTCATCAGCTGCAGCCCTCGCCGCCTCGACACGCTCATCGAATTCATCAGCAATGCTTACGCCGCGAGGCAGTTTGCGCAGCTCGCGATATGCTCCCATCGTTGGCAGGCCAATAGATTTGAATTGCGGGATGCGCCACGTTGACGCCCATGCGGTTACAGCAGCGGCCGTATCAGTCAGAGGCTTGCCTGTGTCGTGATCAACCTGACCATCGAGCGCGTAACCATCGATATTCTTAGCAATGTATTTTGCGATGTAACCGGCTGCGCCACCTTGATTGAGGTGTTTCGCTTCAAAGCGCTGTGTTGCAGCGCCCTTTTCATCGCCATCTTCTTTTAAGGCATAACGGCGCATGATTTCGGTGATGTGTTTACGTTGTTCTGGTTTGCAAAAAAGCATCATGTGCCAGTGCGGCGTTCCGTCATGATGCGGCTCGACAACGCGCATCCCGTAGACCTGCAAATCGTTATCTTTAAAAGCTGTACGCATCAGGCTCCAGATACGGCACAAATACCGCTGTCCATCCTTCGGCGTAAAGGCGGTTTCATTCCAGCCGTGATTAAGTTGCACTGTCTTTTTATCGCCCTTTCCTACCTGACGCGTCGGGTGATACTTCGATGGCGTGGTGATAGTGATAAACATCCCGACGTCACCATGACCGGCCGCATAGCGTTCAATGCCTGCAATAGTGTTCATCAGTTCCATACGACGGATTTCTGGGTTTGAAATACTTCCCATGACTTTGCTGATGAGATCGATGCGCTCACCAGTCACTTTGTTTTCCAGTTCGCACGATTTGAGGTATTCGAGGTTAGCCAGGCGGCGAGAATGCACGTCGCGGATCGCCGTTCTGCTGGCGTATGGAGAACGGTCTTTATTTACCTCGCCGGCTGCAATCAGCAATGCCTCGTGCCAGCGCATACGCTGCGCCTTAAACTGGTTAATCCACCATTCATCGTTAATCAGACGAGCAATAGCGGAAAATGCCTGGCGAATTGTGATCTGTCCTTTGCGGTATTTTTTCCAGAACATCGGGGTGATATTGAATGCACGCGCTGCACCAGCAACGTGACCATATAAATGCGCCTGTGCCTCATCGGTGAAAAGAGTCTCTTTATCGCCGTGAGCATCTGCCCAAGCGTCGCTTAATTCTTCATAAGCAACATAGAGCTGCGAAGCGACACGAGCTGCAAACTTTTTGAGCGCCTTGTCACTCATACCAGGTAAACGCGAATAGCTTTCTCGCTCGCTCATGAAGAGTAGCGATGCGGTCTCGTTCATTCCATTAAGCTGATTGACCCGCTCAAGACGCGGCACCACCCTTTGCTCGACGGTGTTCTTAAGGAAATAGAAACCATGAAGTGGGCTTTTAGTACGACGGATAAAGTCATACCGAGAGTTGAACAATGTTTTTAAGACGTATGGCAGGCGATTAATTTTACCTAAAACACCTTGCACCTGACGGAATTCGCCACGTGTAAGGGGTCTGTCACGGCCAATTGCAGAGCGTGGAGCATTCCAGGGATAAGCACCGACGAATGTATCATCGGTGCGCTTCGGGAAAGGAGGCGGTGGCGAGGGGGCAATACGCCCCCGAGGTTCAACGGCCATTTGAAGTGAAGGCGTCCAGACATTGCTTCGCTACGCGCTCAATCTGAGTTTCAAGCGCCGAGAAACGAGTGGCGTCTCCCGTTAAAAGGTCATGCAAAACAAGACCGGAAACGAGCTTAGAAATTGTCGGGTAGTAACCCACTACATCCACCCATTCCTTACCTTCATTCTTGCCGGATGTAGCGGTTTTCTTTTCCTGCAAAATAAATTGATAGCGGTCGCTGGTAATAACGTACTGGTTATTTATCTCGATGCGTATGCTCATTTTTACTTCCTGTTAAAAGTGGTTAATCCGCTCTACCAAAAATCGAGTTGTGTAACTTTTCCGACTCCTGACCTAATAACTCGATAATCTCGGTGCGGTTTAGTTCTGACTTACTGATATGCGCGATAAGACCGTCAAACTGAGAAGAGAAACGGGTCGCTGTGTCGCGCTGCGCTTCGCTTACTGCCTGCGCCAGAAGTACCGAATGCATGCCCCGCTGCGCTGTATTTTGTTTTTGCATTTGCCTATCTCCAGACAAAAGGAGTCCCCACGCTGTAAGGCGCGTAATAAAACGAATACAGATTAATTAATGTAAATACTGCTCAGGTTTTACCGAGGTTAAGACCGTTGGTGCGTATTCAAAAAGGCTAAACAGTTCTCGCAGCGCGCGGAAAAGTTTGTCGCGCCAGTAGCAGTCTTCATCATTTAAACGCCAGTGAGGCATATTGAATTCCTGCTCTGTAAGCCCGGCATGAAGAAAAAGCGATCGCCTTTGGCTTACTGTGAGGCGGCTTATGAAGGTCGCCTTAGTTGCGCCATGCTGGCGAAACCGGCTAAATGCGAATCTCAATTCATCAAGCGCACAGACGAGACGCTCGCGATCTGCTTCATCCATTTCCTCTAACCGCATGACTGAGTGACGTTGCTTTAACTGAGCGTGAAAACAAACGGTCAGTCTTTCCCGCTCCATCATCTGATTGTAAAAATCGCATGTATCTTGCCAGCGAGGTTGAGCCAGGTACTTACAGACTAAGCCACGAAGCGCAGTCGGTTGTTTCTGGATTACATCAATAGTCATGACGGTCATAACCACAGCCCTCTCTTTTTGACCAGGCGACTGAGCTTCTCGATAAAACCTGCCTTACGGGTACGAATGATGATGCCTTTACGACCGCGCCCGTGGGTGATGGTGAAGTTAATCCGGTTAGGGCTTTCTTTTCTTAGCAACTGAGCAATACATCTAGGTTCCTGCATTAATCCTCCTACTGCCAACTTAACAACTTAACCATAACGTTCTAACGGTCTTATGATAGGATTAGTTCGCCAAAACAAGTACCTATCAACATGGAGAAGATATGGAAAAGCAAAAAATCAAAACTTTCCTCAACCAGGCGAAAGAATCACGTACTGAACATTCAGCTGAAGATCGCCTTTTCGCACTCGAAGTTATGGCTTGCGCTCTTGGTGCATCCCTTGAGGGAGAAAGCAGAGATAAATTTCTGACGATGATGAATTCAATTTCAGAAAACATTAATCCGATGTCTGATACCGCGATTAAAGCAATCGCCGATCTGAACGTACTCAGCGCTGACTTCAAGACAATTTCCAATCAGCTTGCAGCTGGGAAATAAAATCTTCTAAGCGACGTTCCACCTCAGCCTCATTTTTGAGGCTGTTCATTCCCCAAATGTCTATCTGGTAGCGAACATTTCCTACATGAGCACCGTTCTGATAAAGCGGTTTCGGGACAAGGATTACTTCAGATTTTTGCTGTTTCATCATTTAACCGCCTAATCCGAGCCACATCAGCCAACCTTCTCGAATTGCTTTCGGGCGGCTCTCATAAGCCATCTTCATGCCGTTGTTCCATGCGGGAAGATAAACCCAATATTCTCCAGCTCTACCAGTTGCAGACTGAGGATCGGTCATTTCAACAACCGGTAATTTACCCTTCTCAATCATCCCTTTAACGGCTGCAGGGCTTTTACCTATCAGACGTGCAAACTCTTGATATGGCACTGCGTCAGTCGCGCTCTCTAATGGCTTCTTCATCTGGTACACTTCTCCGTTAGCGTTTTAATTGCTCTTAATGGCTTATAACTGCCTTTAATGTGACTACGAATGCAAAACATGAACTACGATGAACATAAAATTACGCAATAGGAGTAAATATGTCAATACACGTTTCAGAGAAGCTAAAGCTTATGAGGGAGTCGGAAAGATTAAACCGTAGGGAAGTCAGTGATTTAACTGGTGTTCCTTATAGCTCACTTTCGAGCTATGAAAGCCGTTCCAAAAACGCAGGTGTAGAATCCATCATGAAAATTCTCCAACACCCTCGTTTCACGAAATACACCATGTGGTTTATGACTGACCAAATAGCACCTGAAGCTGGGCAAATTGCACCGGCTCTCGCGCACTTTGGGCAGCAGACAACAACGTCACCCCACTCAGATCAGAAAACTGGCTAACCATTTACGGCGCTTATTTGTGCAGTCAATGCACGGTGAGTTTTTGTTATTTAAATCAGGAAATTGAAGTACGCAGTAACATCATCGGGAGGCTTTATGTCTATTAAAAAGCTCGATGATGGTCGATATGAAGTGGACATTAGACCGACCGGGCGTAACGGAAAACGCATCCGTCGGAAGTTCGACAAGAAAAGCGAGGCGATGGCTTTTGAAAAGCATACTCAATATAACCATCACTCAAAGGAATGGCTTTCAAAACCAACGGACAAACGCCATCTGTCCGAACTGAAAGAGTTGTGGTGGAAACTAAAAGGTCAGCATGAGGAACACGGCCAATCGTATCTCAATAAAATTGAGCGATTTGAAAAGATGACCGGCAACCCATGCGCCTTTCAGATCACCAAAAGTCTAATAACGCAGTATTGCGCACAGCGACGGGGTGATGGCATTAAGCCAACCACCATAAACCGTGATCTCATCACGCTGGGCGGTATGTTCACCACCCTGATTGAGTCAGAGCTGTATAACGGTGAGCATCCGTTCAGAGGGTTTAAAAAACTGAAAGAGCAGACTGCCGAAACAGGCTATCTCACTCTTGATGAGATTGACGCACTTCTTGCGGCGTTATCGGGTGGAAATCGAAAGATCGCGGTTTTGTGCCTGAGCACCGGCGCGAGATGGGGCGAAGCAGCTCGACTGAAAGCAGAGAACGTGATTCATAACCGGGTGACTTTCGTGAAGACGAAAACCAACACCCCACGCACGGTTCCGATCTCCGAAGAAGTTACGGCTTACATTGTCGGTAAAACGCGAGGATTTCTGTTCCCTGATGCCAGCTATAAAGTATTCAGGAAAATCCTCAAAGCAGTTAAACCTGACTTACCCGCTGGGCAAGCAACGCACGCGCTGCGACACTCTTTTGCTACGCATTTTATGATTAACGGGGGCAACATCATCACACTGCAGAAGATCTTAGGTCATACGAAAATCGCACAGACAATGGTCTATGCGCACTTCGCTCCGCAGTACCTGCAGGATGCGATTTTGCTCAATCCGTTGAAGGGTGAAAGCGGTGGACAGAGTGTCCACATAACGTCCACACCCTAG